GATAACTTTTAACTATTATATTGTTTTAAATGATTATTTTTTATTTTAAATTGCTTATTGTACTTATTTATGTACTTGCTTTTGTTTGAAAAATGAACCCTCTCGCATTTATATTGGCAACCAGTCAGCCTCGTAAACTGACAGCACCTCATGCGTCACAACGCCCAGCATCACAACCCCTTCAAGTGACTCTCCGTCGATCGTCTCACCTTCTTCCGTGACAATTCCCGTTCTGAAGTACTTCCCAATCATCGGGTAACCGTCAACCTGCCAGGCTACTTTGTTGCCCGGCATCGGGGTGATGGAGCTGTCTACCAGCGCAAATCCTCTCGGCGTCTCGATCCTGATGGTTGACGATGGCCGCTGAATCATCAGCTTGTTCAAATCTATGCGGCTCTCAACGAAGTCTGCCGCCGGTGATGGAAATCCCATATCAATACTCCCCGTAGTGGTAGAAACGCTGCCAGAGCTTGTTATGCCCCTCTTCGGGCGACACATCGCGAAACGTCATCACGTGCTGCGCTATCCACTCGTTAGCGCTCTGGTGACTTATCTCCCAGTTGCGCTTTGCAAGTTCCGCAACGAAGTCAGATGTTGACACCGTAACGCCGTACTTTGGATTTCGCCGCATAGCCTCATGGAATGAGACGCGTATGTCGCCATAACGTGGCATGGTGATAGCTCCGATAGATACTGTATATAATTACAGTAATATCGAAAGGTGAAATTGATCAAGCCGATGTAGATGTAAGATTTGTAAAGGTGTTGGCAGGAAAGGAATTTTATTTTGAAGGGTGCAGGGCGAGTGACTAAGATTTAATCACCCACCCCGTAAACCTGCTCAGACAGGATCGGCTCAGTGATTGCCCGGTCGCCGGGCTTTTTTATTCATCTAACCCATCTAACGACTTCATGCGAGCCTGAAGCTCCTTAATCATTTCATCTCTCGCTGACAATTGTTCGCTGAGTTCACTGATGGAAAGAACTGCGTCCGCCAGGATGGCGTTAGTGTTCAGGCCCCATATGTTCTCACCGCTTTTGGGCATATCAGTATCAGCGCCATGCTCAGGCCTGTCGGCATATGTCGGATCAACTGCATAGGCTGACTGAGCAATAAAACCTCGTTGAGGCTGCTCGTATCTGTAATCGTTTATATCGACCTGATACTTGAGCCACTTGTAATCCTGCACAGCAGTTTCTGCAAGTTTAAGCACCCGCTCAAGTGCTTTACCCTCCGGCTTACCTGACTTATCTTTAATGCGTCCATCAGAAGCCGATATCTGCACATTGCCTGCATTGGTAACGATCTTGCCGTCATGCCTGAAGGTGTGGAACCCATTATCCCCAATCCCCAAAGTCACCCCAAGGTAATTGCCCGGAACAGCAGCTACCTGTTGATAAACAGTCGTTCCCACACCGATATCAATCTGCGTCCAACGGTCAACATCTAAGTAAGTATTGCCAAAGGCATTATATCGGGCACCAGCGGTATTAGTGCGGTAGGCGGAAGCAGCGCTGTGCTGAATACTACCTGTAATCTGTCCTCCAGATTTCTGCAAAGCACCGGTTATACGACTGTCATCACCAGCTGCAACCGTGCCTGATGTAGTGCCTACATCCAGTGTGGATGCGCCTTTAAGCTCCAGATTTTTTCTGGCAGCACCTTTGTCTGATATGCCCGCAAGGTTTTCAGCCTTAAGAAGCACATCATCTTTACTTGGTTTACTGGCGTACTGCTCAGCCATATAGCCCCAGCTCGGGCCTGTAAAAGTCGTTCTGTCAGGCCGAACTACATCGACAGACTGCTCATCGCTGTAAATTTTCTGCCAGTTCTGAAAGTCCAGAATGCGTCCGCGCGCCACACTGGCAAAGTCATTGAGGATTTTTTGCGTAATAGCAACCTGCAAAGACGCCGGAACAGCATTCCAGGCTAACCCGCTGGTTGTAGGACCATCAAAGGCAACGGCCAGGGTTAACTGCGTGTCTGAAGTTATGTTTGCGGCCACCAGCGTATAAGGAGCGCCACCCACATTGACGTATACGAAATCTCCCGCTTTCAGTTCTGTAGTGAAGCTGGTACCAGTACCGGCAACTGTGGCTGATTTGTTAGTTAGTGCGATAGTGCCTGCTGGCATAGGTTATCTCCGGACAATAAAAACCTGCCTTTATGCAGGTATCTTGGTGCTGTATGCTTAGCACTTATATGTAAACGATTAAGGACGCCATTATGAAAAGAGAAATCCAGTATATTGAGGATTTCACGCTAGAAGTTAACTGCGGTAGTCTTGAGGATATGGCAGAAGAAATGTGCGCCATGAAGATGGCTGCAGGGCTTTTCTTTCGTTCATTGCCTCCAGAGCATCAAATCGCTCATCTCAATTCATTGGAAAACTTCGACAATAAAGCCATGAGGGATTTAGCCAAATTCCTTAGGCAATTTGTAGGGATGCAATCAAAGCATTAATTTATTCGATGCAAATTACTATTTTGAAGAAAATTTGTGATTTGCATCGAAAATAACATTTAATTCAATATTCTTCTTTTCATCATTTCTTGGGAACTTCCATCTTGATATTTGCTTTACCACAGAACGTTCAAAAACGTACTTTGGTTCAGCATTGACAATCCTTATATTATTGACATTCCCATTATTATCTATATCGTAAATAATTGATACATTACCATCTATCCTTAAGCTCTCAGCCCTTTCTGGATACTTAATCTCATTTGCATAAGATGAGAAGCTAAATATAATGGTAAAAAATATAATTGATTTTCTCATTTTTCCATCAATCAGGTTAGGTTGGGGATGATAGCGATCGGTATTCTCAATCCGTAAGGCTTTAATGTCGATGCCCAAGATTGCTGAAACTTGCTCACCCATTGGCATTGAAGAACACCACCAGAATACTTGAAGTATAAGCCAGAATACCCGGTTGTGGAACCATCATCTGAGATATTTCCAGAAGGACATGAGCTAAGAAGAATCCACATGTTACCTGCCATATTCTGAGAGTAAACTGTGTTATCTAAGTCAAAATTTGGTGGTATATCAAAAAAACCAATAATTCTAGGTATCTTTGCAGCCATTACAGCCGACCAGATTAGTTCACCAGCGGAATTAAATATATCTTTGTAACCACTTTCTACAGCTATACCACTGTGGGTTCTTGCTGCACGACCTGCATTAGTTGTCATCCAACTTGGGCCTGTCGCAAAAAATCTGGCGTTATCATTCGGCTTAAACCAGATAAGATTATCATCATCAGGAAATGACCCGCTGACAAAACCCATATCTGATGAGTTTCCAAGGTTACACTTTATGTCGTAGTAACCCACATCAGTAATTGAAGTGTAATCTTTGCTATCTCGAAAGTACGTACCTTTGTAATTCGAGTCGATTACAAGAGCGCCAGAAGCATTGAAGATTTGAATTCCGCTCATATGAATGAAAATAAGTCCACAGTTAGATCTACGGAAGTAGGATTGGTCGATAGCCTCCAGACACGAAACCCACCTTCATAAGTTCTTGTAGCAAAGTTGTTTGGGTAAAGGTTTGGGTAAGAGGATGATATTACTGAAGCAAAAGAACCAGAAGCCGTTAGGCTTGGAAAGCTCTGGCTTGCTACGTTGCTGTTAGCTGGCAAGTTAATTGTTGCTCTTCCTAAATAACGAGTATTGTAATCCCCTATGTCAACAATTAACTTCCCATTAGCATCCCAGCACTGAATTCCACCGGGCATAAAACTCCTTACCAGAGACCCTCTCTGATTCTTAATGTTCCGTTTGCATCGTATGTGAGCTTCAGTACGCCTGTATCGATTACTCGGCCAGAACCATTTGCAGCATTACGCTCAAAAGTACCTGACTTATCAAGACGCCACCCCTTTGATCCCGATACAAAGTCATTAGACTGAATGTACCCGCCGATCATTGCGTTTGTTATCCAACCCTCGCCAATAAATGCCTGGCTGATTAGCACCTGTCCGTCTTTGATAACGAAGGGTGAATAAACGTTTTTACCGCTGCCATTAATGACGACAAACTGATTGGCATTGACTGCGAAGCGTGTATCAACTGAACTTCCGTTGATGGTCACGGCAACTGACATACCTGCGTCATAATTAGCACCGCCGTATTTAATTCCCGCCTTCAGCGTGTAGATTGCTGACCCGCCTGCTGCATCCGTATAGGCAACCATTCTTTCAGAAATGGCCGCTTCATTTTTATCAAAGCGGGACGTTACATCTGTGCGGAGGTCTGCAACAGAACTCTGCGCATCAGCAGCCACTCTTTTGGCCTCAATTATCCCTGCTTTGTTTTCACCGAAATTTGCCCACTGCTGCTCTACATCGTCATAATTCGCGAGAATGCTCTCAGCCAGGGCGTTCGGATCGGTAATGAGCGGTGTGAGTAAAGCCTTGCCGTCATCAGACTGAAGGTATTCTTCAACCACGCTGCCTATCAGATCATCGGCGTTGACGTTTGACATACCCGCCTTAAAGTCTGTCCAGTCGCCGGTATTCCCGATTTTGTCCACCAGCCGGGCGCGATACCAGCGACGAACGCCAGCAGGCATGGGGCCGTGCTGGTAGCTGACGCCCGGATAAGGAACGTAGGCAAGGAACTGAGGATTAAGGCCGTCTGCCGTAGTGGCAACCTGAATTTCGGTGTAAGCCGTATCGCCAGAACCCTCAGGAAAACCCCATGTGACATCGATAGCCCACACCACATTATCTGTGGCCATCAGGTTAACAGGTGTACCGGGCTTACCGACTTTACCCGTCAGCGCTGTTGAATCTGCGTATCCCCAGGGTGATGACACTTCAGCAGCATTGACCGCTCTTACCCTGACATCGTAAACGCCAGTATAGATGCCGCGAATGCTGAAACCCTGAGCGCTGGTCTGGCTGACGTTAACCCAGTCGCCTTTATCCTTACGCCACTGAGCTACATAACTGATCGCACCCTCAACCCTGTCCCATGTCGCCTGCATTGAAGCCACAGACAAGCCCTGCTCAACGTAGCTGACTTCTTCCAGCTTAATGTTGGCCGGGGCTTTCAGAACGTTGATGGGCGTTACAGTAATGGGAGCAGGCTCAATGCGTACACCGTCATCAATGTAGCGGTACTTATTCGGGTCATGCTGGACGCCTGCGACAGTAAATGTGCCATCATCATTGCCTGAGATAGACGTAACGCGGAAGTACTGAATAGCCAGTTTGTCACTGTCAATCGCCCATACCGCACCTGCAACAGGGTCCATTTTGAATGAGGTGGCTACCGTTACCGTTTTTTTGTCCGCACTGACGGCAGATATGGTGCGTGTCTGCGCCGTTCCGTCAGGCAGATTCACCACAAGCCTGTCGCCAGCGGCATAATCAATGGCGCGGTCCAGCCCGAAGCTGCGCCCGTTAACCGAACTCAGCCGCCCGCCGTTTTGCCTGCCGCTTCTGAACGGGTCAGCTACGCCGATAATTTCAGCCGGCACCGGAATATAGCCATCGAGGCCAACGCCAAATGAAACAGTGCCGTCTTTGGCATTCGACAAAATAGCCCAGCGGCCACGGCGGTGAGCCTCGCTTTGCGAAGTACAACCAATCGCCGTCAGGCTCATTTCGCGCACACCATAGCGCTGAACCAGATCGGAATCGTAAACGCCTTCAACCGTATCCGAGTAGTGATTGATGGGGTCTGACCAGCTCACCTGACAGGATGAATACCGGTTCTTATAGCTGCCTCCTGCATAGGTAAACAGCCCGTCAATCACGTTTGATGCGTGATAAACAAAATCCACATCAACGTTGCCGTTTGAATCGACCTGCGGCACGTCTGCATTGACGAAAATCTGGTTGTTTCCCCAGAAGGTAATGCCACGAAATATTGCCGCTATGTCCTTCAGAACGGTGTAAGCATCCTGCTGACTCTGGATGAAGACGTTACAGGTAAATCGCGGCTCAGTACCGCCAGCACCATTTGGCACAGGCTGATCGCAGTATTGCGCGATGCTGTACAGCTCCCACTTGTCAATCATGGAAGCGTCAACACGCGTTCCCATGCCATAAATTCTGTCCAGAACCAGATCGTAAAAGACCCATGCCGGATTGTTGGTGTAGGCGTATTTAAAATCACCTGACCATGTGCCGTTATAGCTTCGGCTGACCGGGTCATAGGTAGTTGGTACGCGTACCAGTTTACCTTTTGGCTTGCAGGTGACTTTGGGGGCCTGCCCGTTGAACTGGCTGGAGTCCACTTCAATATAAAGCAGTGCGGTATTAGGGCAGCGCAGTTTGCTGTCAATGACTTCCGCAAATGAGAAAACGCGAAAAGCATTAAGCAGCTTTGATGAGGTTGAATCTGCCGTGATGCGGCGGACCCGGATTGACCAGCCGCTGCTGGCCCGAGGCAAATCAATGCGGTGATCGCGCTGATACTCGGATGTCGTTTTACCGCTGAAACGTCCATCAACCACCTGAACCCAGCCGCCGCCGTCTGTAGACAGGTCAATGGCGTACTGTGTAACGGTGCCAACCATGTCGCCGTTGTCTTTATACTGATACTGAACGGGCAGACTCAGTTTGATTCGTATAGCGTCCAGAGACAGGTTGTTATACTGGCGCGTCCAGGGCAGTGACTGCGTAACGGTAACACCAACAGACAGCTCGTTATCAACCTCTGGCATGCCAGAAATGTAGGTCTGGTCCTGTGTGCCTTTGCGCCAGTCCCAGACAACGCCAGTGAAATTGTAGCTGCCGTCGTTATTCGCGAGCTGCGTATCATTAAGGAAAATTTGCTGTGCGGTTAAATCACCCTGAATTTCACCTTCAGAGATTGCCAGCAGCATTTTGAGTTTCGCGACTGAAAGCAGATCATCAGCCTGCTCTACCGGAGTGTGCGCACTGCCCCCGCCACCACCTTTGTTACCCTGGATAGTCACACCTTCGAGAAGCCGCATATTTCACCCATAAAAAAAGCCACCCGAAGGTGGCCTGTGGTAATCAAAAAATTTATTGCTGATCGCTGGTAAAGCTGCCTGCGCTGATTATCGCCCCGCCAATTTCACGCTCGCCGTAGAGAACGGGAACCGGATAGCCCATCGCAACGGTGTTAACAGGCGCACCGAATGCATAGTTGGGCTTGTTGTCCGTGCTGGATGAAGCGCCAACATTAAATTTGGGCTGCGGCGTCAGCATCTGAACCACTCCGCCCAGCAACATGCTGATACCGAGGCTTGTCAGTGCGGTTGTGGCTAAACCTGCTGCCGTTGCGGTGCCAAGCGCCGCACCATATGCTGCGAGAGATGCACCCGCTGTAAAAAATGCGGCCACAATAGCCACAGCGCCAATGATAATTTGCAGCGTGCCGCCGCGCTTTGAACCTTCGATGATGGGCTCCATTTCAAACTCAGCAGACGCAGAACACATATCAAACTCCTGAAGCGAGATATTGTCTTTGCCACTGAAGAACGCAAAACGAATGCCGTTAAGATGCGCATTAGATACGTACTTTTTGAAGCCCGGAACCTGTGAACACATAGCGCGAATAAGCTCGCGCAGGTCTGCAACGTGGAAGCGGTGAACCCGCCCAAACTTTTTTGCCATGATCCCTTTTAAACGCATCGTTTTAAGCATCAGCCAGCTCCTTACGCCTGACAACCCGGACCGTTCTGTTACGCCAGTAGTCGCCGTAAGGAACGCGTGTCGAAAGATTGCCCGAGTTATGATGAAGAATGAGGTTGTCGCCGAGATAAATAGCGGCATGGTTTGTTACCGGGGCCTGAATGCGCATCATGATCATGTCACCTTCGCGCATTTCAGGAGGTGGAACCTCAATAAAACCTTCAGCCTGCCAGTTTTCGTCATAGCGGTTTTCTTTGCCGTCAATCCACCATTCGTAATCCACCGACCAGTTATTCAGCGTAATACCATGTTCCTGACGGTAATAGTCCATGATGAGCGTCCAGCAGTCCGCGAAGCCAAGCACCCACTGACGCCCAACCAGCTCTCGTTCACCTCTCGGGCTAATCGTGCAGAAATCGCCGTCCGGCCACGACATGATCCCCCACTCCACGCCAGAATAATCGCACTGCACGCGATCACGTTCAGACGGTATAAGCTGCGGCACGTCAGGGTGAGAGTGAATGACCATCAGCACTGCGCCCTTCTTTTCCGCTTCCCGCTTTTCTTCGGGCGAAATGGCAAAATGCTCGGTTGGATTGTCTGAAATATTTTTGCAGGGGATATAGATTTGAGCCCTGCCCGCCTGAACCACCAGCCCACAGGCTTCTTTCGGATACTCAGCGGCCACATGTTCTGTGATTGCCGCCATAATTTTTTGGCGCATCGCTATTTCCCCTGAAGATTGGCGGCAGGGAAGCCCCCGAAAGGTAGCGGCTCGTTATCTCCAAAACGCGCCTTACAGTCTGCCAGGCGACCGCCGCATACGTCCTTTGACGGGTCAGAAGTCGGTGAGCCGTCTTTGGCAAAATAGCGATTACCGGCATAATCACAGCCGGTTCCCGTCCGGTACCAGCCACGCATGCACCATGTGCAGACGGGTGTAATCTGACGCGAGGGCAACTGCAGGCTCTGAATGTCGAACGGTGAACACAGCTCAAAATCCACCTGAACGCGGGTTTCTGCTGTCTTTGCGTTAACATAAAAAAGCTGAAGGCGCTCTTCCTGCGGATTGGCACTGGCGTTGCCTGCCGTCCAGTTAGCCGCATCCAGATACTTGACCATCGTGGTATGTATTTTGACTTTGGCTTTTACCAGGTCATCAAACTGCAGGCAAAGCGCGGTGACGTAGTTACCCACGTTCCCGACAGAAAGTTTTGGTGTCGGCTGCGTCCCTGAACTGGTCATTTCAACGCCTGTCAGCTCGTAAGGGTGCGGATCATACTCATTACCCTGCCAGATGATTGAAGGCAGGTTTTCAGCCGCAAAGGATTTCCACCCGTCTGACGCAATGTTGTAGGCGTGAAAGCGAAGCACGGTATCAAGCCCAAAATCAGTGCCGTCAATTTCAATCAACTGCACCAGACTGCCAGGCTCCAGCGTCTGTACATCCTGATTAAAACTCATTTTTCACCCATAAAAAAAGGACGCCGGAGCGTCCTGTAATATCGTGACATGTCAAGGCGCAAAAGCCTGTTCAAAGGTGAAAGTGATCTCCACAAAATCACCGTTGATGAATTTGGGATTAATTGAATCAGCCTTTACCCTGAACAGTTTTTTCTCACCCCATGGATTTGTCCACCAGAATGAACTGGCAACGTGTGCTTTAAGAAAGGCCCTTAGCTCGGCGATGACGGCCTTCCTGCCGTTACAGGTCAGCGACCAGGTTTCAGACTCATCATTGATACCGCGACCGGACACCTGCTTATAACCGTCCCCAAACTGCGCAGTATTTGTTGAGACGTTAACCTGCTCACTGGCCTGCAGCCTGACTTCCCATGTAAAAGTGTCTGTCGCCATTGTTACTGCCGCCCGTTGTAGAGAACCCCGCCAGGAGTCATTTGTGATTTAGCCCAATCATTAACTTCTTTGCGGATTATTCCCTGCAGCTGTTTCGCTGCTGATGCAGTTTTTTCAGTACCTGCGTCACCACTGTCAGACGATCCGCTGATATGAACAACCGTATCGCCAATATTGATTACCGGAGTACCACCACCAGAACGCGCCACGCCGGACGCTACAGGCCGCTCAGTGGGTGCAGTAACCAGCCCGCCGTCAGCATATCCGCGCATCATGTCGTAAAGGTTTGAAACGCCAATGCGCTCCGTTGCCTCTTTGGTGAAAACGAATTCACCTTTATGAACCACACCTGCCGGATCGTTCTTCCCGCCAATTCCCGTGAAGCCGCCACTGTCAAATCCCTGATAACTGGTACTCATGCCCATTGCACCGGTACTGCCCGCCGAAGCGGCCACACCTGACCCGACTGCACCTAAAGCGGAACCGCCGAAGCTCATAAAGGATGACAGCACTGTTTTGGTGAGTAGTGCCTGTGCGGTCATTTCAACCAGGCTTTTGATTACGCTCTGCGCCAGAGAGGCAAACAGGTTTGAAATGCTCTCTTTGAAGGACTGCGTGCCGGTAAGTAACCCTGTCAGGGAGTTAGTCACTCTCTCCGACGCTGCTTCCGCCAGGCTCACAATCCCTTTATTCAGCGCGCTTTGCCCTGCATAAAGATTAAGAGCAGCCTGATACTGCGCATCAGCTGAATCCCTTGAGGATTTCTGCATCAGCGCTTCATAGGTTTCCTTATTGAGTTTGCCGTTGGCGTAATAGGCATCGTAAAGGCTCTGCTGCTGCACAAGCTGATTCTGGAGCTGCGCGACCGGGTCAACTTCACCCGCTATGTTCAGTTTCGGTGCTGCCGTACGGCTGGCCTGTGCCTGAATAAGCTTTTGGGCAGAGTCATTTGCAAGCGTAATACGGGCTGACTGATACTCCTGCTCAGTCATCAGACGTGCCGCATAAAGCTGTTTAAGGTCGCGGCTTGCCTCTGACTCCTGACGCATAACCGCCTTAGCCGGAGAATACTGCTCAGCCAGTTCCTGACGCTGCTGTTGATAGTTTGCCGCGTTGAGCGTCATCACGCGCTGAACTTCAGCCTGACTCACACCAGAGGCTTTAGCCTCCTTCAGGATTTTTTCCTGCGATACCTTTTCCTGAAGGTTGATTTTTTCCAGGCTGGAAGCGTGCGCCTGCTCTATCTCATTGCGAAGGGACTTAAACTGCTTGAGCGCCTGCGCCGCCTTTTTGTCTGCTTTAGCAGGGTCCTCTCCACCCCAGGGGGATTCGACTTTTCCCGCATCAGCCGCTGCGGCTGTCGCCGCCTGAATATCGCTCTGAAGAGCTTTAGCCCGGTCAGCAACGCCTGTTTTCACAAGGAAGCGGGCATTAGTTGCGTTAGTGATGTTATCTCTGGCTGTTGATGCCGCTGAATCAAGGTCTTCGAGCTGCCCCTTTAGCTGACGCTTTTCTTTTTCAAGCGTTTCAGCAGAGGGGAAAAGAAATCCAAGCGATGAACCTTCGCGGCTTTTAGCAAGGCTGATCCGCGTGTCGCTGTAACGTGACAGCTCATCTTTCACTTTTTCACGCTGCGTGTTGATGTTGTTCAACTGCTCAGTGTAATCGTCTAATTTAACCGACAACTTCACATCTGAGAGTTGCATCAATGCCGCTGTTGTTTCAACTACTGCGCCTTTCAAATCAAGCGCTGACTGACGGGCCTGCTTGGCCTGCTCATGGAAATAAAGCACAGCAGAACCGGCCAGCATGGCTGCACCTACGGGACCACCAATGAGCGAGAGTGCGCCACGCGCCAGCCCGGAAGCAACCGATGCTGCCCTCGTACTGAGAGAAAGTTGTGAATTAGCCCCGGCAAGCCGCTCAGTAGCCGCTGCTTCAGCGATTCTCGACTCTCTGATCGTGCGACTTAGCGCAACCTGCTCTTTCTGATAGCCAACATTGATGCCCGCTGCTGCGTTTGCCGCTGTACGCGTGCCAAGATAACGGGCCTCTTCCTGAGCCTGTGACCGCGTGGCCTGTGCCGCTGCAATGGTCTGCTTCGCGATTTCGGCCTGCTGTAATGCGTTTCTCCTGACTGCCATTTCGTTAGCAGTCCAGGATGTCACACTTTCCCTGAGCCCCGCTGTCAGTTTGGTTGAGATAACCGGAATCAGGGTATAGAGCGCGACTGAGGCAACGGTATTAAAGTTATCAGCCAGTGCGTTTACGGATTCCGTAATGCTCTGAACACCGGAGCGAAGAGGACCGTTACCAGACTGACCGACCTTGATGATCAAACCTTCAAAAGCGCTTGTCAGCCCCATCAGATCGCCGTTGAGGTTATTCACCCTGACAGCGGCCTGCTCATGGGCAGTCTGCGTACCCGTAAGCGATTTGGTCAGCTCATCAAGCTTGCCTCGGTTACTGGTAAGAATGGAGGCGGCGTTGATGTTCTCTACGCCAAACAGCTTAACGGCCTGCGCCGTAGAGAGGTTTTTTCCTGCAAGATTCTCCAGCGCTTTGCTCAGCCCGACAACAGAGGGCTTGAGCGTCTTGTCCGTACCTTTTTCGAGGTTCAGGATGATGTTACGCAGCGCAGTACCCGCTTCACCGCCTTTGATTTCACGCGATGCCAGCACCTGAATAGCAGCATTGAGCGTTTCAAATCCGATCCCGGCCTGCGCTGCGGCCACACCACCATTTTTAATCGCGGCGGCGGTGTCGTTAATTTCAGACGCACCGAATTTGGCACCTGCAGCCAGCACGTTAATGTAACGGTCTGCCTGCTCAGCGCCCGCGCCAAACTGATTAAGTGACAGCGCCAGCGTGCGCGTTGCATCAGGCAGCGTACTGCCGCCAGCCTGAGCTAACAACAGGGCGCTGTTAGTGGCCTTTTGCAGTCCGTCCGCCGTTTCAAGCAGTTCCGGCTTAGCCGAAGCCATCAGCTTCAGCGCTTCAACCGCCTGACTCGCGCTGTATTCAGTTGTGCGGCCCATCTGCTGAGCAGCCTGATCGAGGGCGCGCAGCTTGTCACCCGTTGCGCCGGTAATAGATGACAGGTCAGAAAGTGCCTGCGAGTACTGCCGCGAAGTTTGGATAATCGCACCCAGCGAAAAACCGACGCCAGCCAGCCCGGCAATGCGACCAGCCAGGCCGCTTACCGTGGAGGTAACGCGCTTATAGGCCTCTTCAGTCTTTTTGGCATCATCCTGCGCCTGTCGGTTGAACTGGCGCGACTGCTTGTTAGCATCGCCATACGCGCCGATAAGCTGCGTTTTGAAGTTGGCCGCATTGAGGTGAAGCCCTACGGCAAGGGAAGCGACATCGGCCATTACATTAACGCCCTCATGACAGCATCACACTGCTGACTGACGTCAGGCGCAGTTACGTTACCTGCAGGGTGATGCGGGGTTGCGACAGAAGAAGTGTTTTCAGGGTCAGGCTGTTTCAGAATTCCCTGTTGCAGGAAGTACGCCCGCCAGTGGTTCAGAACGTCACAGGGCAGCGCCGCTATGACGGAGGGGTCAGGTTCGCCCCACCTGTCAGCCAGCCAGAAAATAAGCTGGAGCCACGGCGAGCCCGTTAGTTTTTTTCCGCTTCTTCCAGCTTGCCGATAGCATGCGTTTTGACACGATCAATCGCTTCCAACAGGGCTGGATTGTCATGCGAATCAATCAACTCAGCCGCCGTTGGCAGCAGCTCAGCGGGAATGGCTGAGCCGTCAGCATTCACCAGGCTGTCAATGACAAGCTGAACGCTCATTTCTGAAATAGTGCGGACATTGCCGCCTTCCTGCACCTTATCAAGCGCCTCTTCATAGCTGATAAGCTCACCAGCGGTGCGGCGGCGGATATAAACAGGGGTACCGAACATTTCAGTTTTTACGGCGGTGTTCTTTGGCTGCAATAACAGTGATTTGAGCTTTGAAATATCGAAATTATCTGACATCAGATTTTACCTGCTGAGTAATTAAAGCCGCCATGACAGCGGCACTGTTAATGAATTAAGAGCCGGAAGCAACGCCCCACTGGATATTGTTTTGCTTGCCCTGAACGGTGATCTGAATGACTTCACTGGCAGGTGCGGTGATTTCATTCATCTGCCATCCAGACAGGGCCAGAACCATGTTGGCGGTGCGACCGTTTGGCAGTTCAACGTAGAACTGAACCGTCTGACGGTTTTGCGCAGCATTGAGGAAGGCCGCAAAATCCGTGTTGGAAGGATCATCAATAAACCCGAGCGACTTTTCAGGCCCTTCAGGCAGGTCAGAAATAAACTGTTTGCTGGTATCAATGAGCGTGGTGCAGTCAACGAAGCTGCCCGTCTGTCCCGTTGCGCCTAGCGCTTTACAGTTAATCAGCGGTTTCATCGCGGAAACCGCCGCGCCAGCCGCGCCCCACATAACCACGGTGCCAGCAGGCAGCATCGCGTATTCTGGCGAAGTTTTATCAGCCATGACTTTTCTCTCTGTTGAAGTGGTAGCGGCTGCTACCCGTTGTTTTGAATGCGGTACCGTATTTCAACCGCGAGGATTCTGAGGACGCGGGATTTGTTGTAATCCAGCGCCGGGCGAATAAAGGGGGAAGGAACCTGTTTCACTGTGCCGAACTCCTGAGCCAGCGCTTTAATGAAGTGCTGCTTACTGGGTCCGACACGAAGCACGACGACTGCATTGCCTTTGGTGCGGGTTGTGGAACGGATTTTGATGGAGTCACGCATGTGCGGGCCCTTTGCGGACTCGTCGTAACCTGCATGCTCTTTCATGTCCTGCTCAACGATTTCAAGTGCAGCGCGGCCAGCGTCACGCAAAACTTTTGTACCGGCTTTTTCACCCAGGGCGATAAGCTGACGCTCAAGCTCATCAAGCCCTGTAACCTGCATGCTCAGCACATTCACACCTCACTGAAATAGATGATGAAATCTCTGCTCAGACGGTACTGAACTGCATTATTAGGCAGCGTGAATTTATCCTGTTGCATAGAGCCGCGTTCAACGTACTGAACCGGATAGCCGCCAATATCACCATGCCTGATGCCCTTCCACATATGCCAGAGTTGATTATCCAGCGCCAGCAGGCCCGAATAATCAGAGACTTTGACAAAGGAAATCTGGAAGCGCCCAGCCACCAGCGACGTTCTGACAAGACCATTTTCAATCTCGGGGTCAGAAATACGCTGATAGGTAATACCCTCCTGCTCAGTGTCAGGAATGAGTAAGGGGTAAACCTGCAGTTCGGACAACGACTGAAGGGCTTTGTAAATGCCTGACTCAATCATGACGCACATCCCTTTCAGCAGTGATGACGGCACGATCACGCCTGCCGCGATCAACGGCCCTGATGGTATAAACCTCATCCCCCCAACTTATTTTCCAGTCCGTCTGAACGTCACTACGCGGTCGGATAGTGAACTGCCATGTCTCAACAATCTGTTGCTGATCCAGGCTGCGTATTTTTCGGTTAGAAATGTTTTCGGCTTTGGCCCACACATCAGGAAGTACGGGTTTAAGTGCGCCGGGAATAATTTCTCCTAGTTCTCCTCTCGATGACTCGTTGTGTAAAATGGATATACGTTTATCAAGCTCACCAGCTTTTAATCCACTCATAAGCACCTCAACAAATGGATGGAGAGCGTAGGGAGTAAATCAGACTGGTAACAGAGAAAGGTAACTGCCCCTGTCGATAATGATTTTCTTCTTCACCACTGCGAACGCGGTCAAGGATACCCACTAAAATCAACGTAGCCTGCTTTACCCTCTGAAGTTCAGGGGCGTCAGTAATAACCTTACCGTCATCGTCAACGACCTTTTGACGGCTCCCCTGGATGTAATCAAACACGGCAGCGCTGGCTGAATAAATTTTCAGTTGCAGGTCCTGATCGCCCGCATCCGTATCAACTCTCAGATGAGCCTTGGCTTCGTCAAGCGTCACAAATTCAAGCATCACTTAGCCCTCGCATCGCGACCACGCTTAACAGCCAGCTTCCAGCCCTTCGATCCATCTTCACCGGGTTTATCGCCCGTCTCTTCATGGCAGTACCAGACTGAACCGCCCCAGGTTACGCTGTCTCCAGGGTGATATTTTTGGCCTTCATTGAAGATATCGCGATAAATCATCACCGGAACGCTAAAGGTTTTCTCTGATTTTTCACCGCTTGATTTAACCGCCGTCACTGTGAAATGGCGCTCTTCGTCCTGAGAGACAGAAATATCGCTGATCCCATCCACCACACATTCCCAGCCGTTCATACCGGTTGTTTTCTGGTATGAGCGCCAAAGTCCGCCAAGATGTAAGGCAAAAGTACCGCGAGGATAGGATTTTTCTGCTTCAATGCCCGGAAGAATTTCAATCTGAAGTGCATCGCGACCGTCGTTCCCAGGCTTACCGTCTGTAGCTGCCGGAATAGTTGCTACAGCATCCCTGACCATCTGACTGATGTCAGGCAAAGGTTCGGGTTGAGGCAGATCAATTGCATTGACAGCATCCCGAACCATAGCGCTGATGTCAGGCAATGGGATTGGAACAGGCGCATCTGGTAAAGGAATTGCTGCTACAGCATCCCTGACCATCTGGCCGATATCAGGAAGTTCAGGCGCTGATGGAACCGTTATTTTTTCCAGAACGGTCCTGACAACCAAATCAACGTCTGGCGCAGATTTCTTATACTCTTCAATACAATTTTTCAGTCGGCTTATTTCCTCCGACTGCTCATTTATTACGGATAAATATTTATCCTCAATTGCCGAAAGCCGTTCGTTAACTGCTTCGCTCACAGCCTTCAGCAGTGACATGTCACGCTCATTCATGGGTAAGCAGTCCTTTCAGCATTGCCTTAACCATGAAATGCTCATGATCAGACAGCGCTTTGCTGTTGTCATCAGGGGTTTGTGTAGGCCCGGTAGTGGCTTCCGTCTGCGTTGCAGTTCCAAACGGGTTCTCGCTGCCATCCCTTTTTGCCAGTGCAGATAGCGCAAAGTTTTGCTGCTGTAAATAAGGCGTATCACCACCCTCTACAGGTAACATATTCTCATTTTTACGCGCCTGATTTGGCGCAAGCCAGCCAGCGCCAATAGCCTCGCTGTAGGTTTTATAGCGACCTTCGGTATCCATGCGAATCAGCGTGTTCAGGTCCATCTCAATGCCGGTTTTCTCATCAAGCTCAAAGGACTCGTCAAGCAGCAATTCAATGGCTTCAATATGCGTCTGGAGGCACTGGGAGTAATATCCCTGATCGAGAGCTTCAATATTGTTATAGGAAGGTGTGGCCGCTGAATTGACCTTGTAAATCGGCACATGGAACGTCGCGCAGATAATCTCTGCGGTAAGCTTCAGTTGCTCTACCATCTGCGCATCCACGGCGGTCATAGCGATGGTTGCAAAGGATGCGCCGTCAGCAAGTAAGCCCGTCTTGCCTGCATTAGCTCCAGAATAACCTTCATCCCAGCTCTGTTTTATTTCCCGCGCTTTGTCCTGGTCAACCGCGCCCGGAACGGTAATTACGCCTCCGGGTTTGCCACCATTTTTGAAATGGTTGGCAGAATTAGTCAGGATGGCGTCTCCCTGCATTGCAGTGAGACCGCAGGCATATATCGGTGACAGGCCACATAGCGGATGGAAAAAACAGTTAAACCGGTCATGGATAATTTCACGAGCCGGAACCATCACCTGTTGCTCCAGCCCGTGAACATTATCAGGACGGACCTGATAGAAAATTTCACCATCGTCTGTCACATAGGGTGTCACTTTATTGAAGTCCAGCACGCGCAGTTGCGTGACCTTACCTTTCTCATCCCGGAGCTTCAGGACGTAGGTATTACCGTCTGCAAGTTTGGAATTCATCCAGTTTTCGAAGAACTGCATCCGGGTCTGAAAACTGTTTGGCTTTCTCAGAAGCGGTGAAATACTCATATCGCTGTGTTCGGCCCAAATACCATTTTCCAGCTTCTTTTTGAGAAGAAGCGGCATCTTAGCGATATCTGCTGAAATGAGTGATATGCACGAAAAAACGGCGTGATAGGCAAGAACAGTAGTGGCATCGACTTCGATGTTTCTCTGCCACGCACCTGTAAACGACTCAAAAATTCTGCGCCAGCCGCCACTACTCGCAGCCTGAAGCGCCTTTTCTTCCTTAGGCTTTTTGCGGAAACCGAACATTGGCTGCTTCTCCTGAGGGTCAATTCTTTTTCTGGCTCCTGGCCTTCTTCTCGACGATATCAATAAATTCGACATGGCCGGTTAAGCGGAGAACCTCAGCGTGATCGTCACGCAGAAAGCGTTTTTCACCCGCATGCGCATCGTGGGTGTTTTTCAGATAACGAACCTGTTTCATAGTGAAAAAAGTGGGGATTTCTCCCCACTTATCCTTAGCTGCCAGCGGATGTGCCGTAATTTACACCAGTGATAACTGCCACCGCTGCGGTGCGACGGCGTTTCCAGTTGATCCAGCGCTCTGCACGGATTGCCACGCTATTGGTCTGGAACATGGAAACCATCTCGGTTGGGGTTGGCGTGATGCTGTCGCCGGTGGGTTCGCTCTCCATTTCGAGCGATGCCTCACGTGACATATCTACCGCTACGCCACCATCATCAGCCAGATAGATATCTGGCGCATTCACCAGTACCAGCAAGTTTCCAACGTACTGAGAGACGATGGCTGGAAGACCTTCAAAAGTACCGCCGAACATGGTCATATCCGGATACTCTTTCTGATTCAGAGCGTTTTTTCGCTTTGACAACGCAAGCGCAGTCGTGCTGGACATCAGCCACACTGCACCTGTTGGCTGAAGGTTAGCGTCAATAAATATCTGGAAGGCATTCGTGCTATCAGTGTCAGGGTTCCCAGTACTCGGAATTTGAGCAGCGCCGTTGGTGATAGATGACGGAGAAACATCTTGCACCGCAGACTTCGCTGGGTTTACAAAATCCTGATCCAGACGAGCAATTACGGCTTCAGCCAACTGGTCACGGACCATTGCATCAGCAGCTGGATTTGAAAAACGAATCAACTCATCAGTGATGACGGCAATTGTCGCCACCTTTGAAAACCCAAAAGTAATTGACTCAAAATCAAATCGGGTCAGCGGCTTGGCTTTACCCTGACCAACCCAGTTTGCAGAGCCGCCGGAAGTTTGTGCGTGAATACGAATGTTAAACGGTACTTTGCGCAATTGGGGAATATTGCCCTGCCCGAACTGGCCGATGATCGTTTTTGGTCGCAGAAACTCAATAAAGTCTTCGGCGTATTCCTGATATTCAACCAAGCTTCCCGCCCACTGAGGATCAGTGGTAGTGCCCGCACCCACAGCTGATTTGAGAACATGGTGGAGTTTTGCATCTCGCGGATACTGACGCTTCGCAATTTCCAGCGCTTCAGAACGACTGCCGTTAGCGGCTGCCAGAGATTTAGTAAAGCGCGCAAAAGCGATACCTTTCTCCAGCGGCTTCTCAACATGGATCACCGCAGGGGCGCGGTTATCAACAGTGTTTACCACCGTACCACCTGCTGCTTTCTGAACCGGTTGAGCGGTCGCGGCTTTAGTCGATTCCATGTCACGAAGGCGAGCAAGGTGCGCATCAACGGATTTAATTTCCGTACTCACTTCGTCATACTTATCTTCTTCTTCCGCATCAAGCGTGCGGCCTTCATCGAAGGCTTTTGACATAACATTTTGACGCTCAGCATCGAGCGTAGCGCGCTTGGTTTCGAAAGTTTTAATCATCTCGGAAATGTTCATCTTGGTTCCTTTAGTCTGAGAATTTTTAACTGCTGTAGCGCCAGCGGGTTTACTTTTTTTCGAGTCGTTCTGCACTACGCCTGACGCGGCCCGCAGCTTCTCATCGATGGATTTAACGGTCTGGATTGTTCCTTCGGCGTTGGCCGGTACTGTGACTACTGATAGCTCGTACCATTCCCAGCTCGTGAACCGGATGCCGCCTTCATCGATATAGGCGTATTCAATCGGGCGAAAGCCAATTGATAAGCCCTTAACGAGGCCAAGCCGGATGCTCTGCCAGGCTTCTTCAAGCCGGGCTGCCAGTTGACTGGGGGCATCAGCTTTAGCCAGTGTGGCTTTGATCTCAATACCCTCAGCGGTAACCTTTGCGCTGGTCACCTGCCCGATAGGGGATTGATGGTCATGCTGCCAGAGCAGCGGAATAGGCAACTGAAACTTTGCCCCTTCGGGCATCACAATGTCGCCATAGCGATCAGGTGATGGCGTTGTCGCAATGCCGGTAATTTCCCGCGTGTCTTCATTGACAGCCTTCACGATAAGAAGGCTTACGGCGTGCTGATTCTTCATTTCCCTTTCTCCAGAAACGAAAAAACCCGCCTGAGCGGGTCGTTGAAAGCGGAATTTCTATATGAAAAACACGCTGTATTCTTTTTTCGGTGACGCTGGATTTAGCGCCATAAGGTGGATGGCGTTAAACAGCGCCATAAGGGGGTCAATCTTACCGATACCACTGGCACCCTTTGTTACCAGAGGCGCATTGGCGCTGATCACCACCTTGGCATTACCCACGCACCAGTTCATTAGTGGTTGGGTGGCATGCTTCAGCGCTCCTTCGGTGAGTTTTCGCTCTGCTGTTTTGCACGCCCCTCCGAGCCGCCACCCTTGGCTGACACCCACCACCAACTCCTGAGGAATTCCGGCATCAATCAGGCTGTCGAGCAGCGCACCCACGCTTGCCTGGTCCATGCCCACTTTATCCAGTAAGCCAGCTTCGTGAATCTGTGAAACATACATCGCCACTTCGTCAGCATCTTCACCGAACGATTTGACGACTGTCATATCACCCTGTTTAACAAAATCACGGATTTTGCTTTCTTCGCTCTTTCGCCGCTCAATCGCCTTTTCATGGCACCAGGCGTGTGACCAGCTCAGCCACTCGCGGGTTTTCTTATCCCTGCCAACGATGGAGAGGCCTAAAAGGTCATCAAGTCCGCCGCCGTCGATACCCACGGTAATGACTTCGCTACGGCTCAGTATCTGCTTGAAGGTTACGGATGGATCGGACTGCGCTTCCCAGTATTCGGCCCCCGCCCATCTGTCACCGCGAAGATTCATGCCAATTTCGACATTGAGGTGCTTCGCCAGAAACTTTCTCAGGCTTCCCTCATCTTCCTGAGAGCGCTTGCGATACTCATCATCCAGCCACTCTTTGCTGACAGAGCGCCCCATGTTGGGGTTGGTAATGTAAAAATTGTCAGGATTGCGGAAACCTTCGTTTTCCACCATTTCTGGCGGGAACTCGTAAAGAATACCGAGAGTCTTTCCATCCTTGAGCACGCCATTACGAACGTTACGCCAGTAGTCCAGCTTCTTCTTAAAGACGCCTGCAGGCGGTTCATCGCTTTGCGTGGTCAGGTAAATCACCCAGCCTTCATTACGCGAAACCTGGCCACCAAGTGCCTCAATGAACATTGCATCGGCTTTGGCATTCTTGCCGAACAGCCAGAGCTCTTCAACGAGAATTCGACCTGCCTTTTTACCTGAAACTGTGTCGCTGTCAGCGGCCACTACCTTCAGGCTGTTGCGATTTACGCGGTGTGTGATGGTGCGAATATGATCCTGAACATGAAACAGCGCAGACAATTCTTCATCTTCCCTCACCATGCTTGCGGCGGGTTTGAAGCAGTTATCTGCAACTTCCTTGGTCGGCGCGAGGATCAGGTGTTCCTCGTCCGCACGCCAGCAGATAATCAGCGCCGTCAGCATAATTCCCGCTGCAATAGTGGATTTGGTGTTCTTTTTACTGATGAGAAGACCATATTCACGGATCAACTGATTGCCGGTTTGCTGGTCATAGCCGCCGAATATTGCCAGGACGAAATCAAACACCCACTGCTCTGAACACTCGCCAAATGTTGGCTTGCCCGGCAGGTCAGTAACTCTCAGCTCTTTGAAGATTGACAGAGCATGCTCACCAGAATCTCGGAAGATAGGCGGCGGAATGATGGATTCGCGATTAATGAGCCTGCTGGCCCAATCAGCGCATGCGGTGGACCATTCCGGCATATCTATCCCCTGTTATTCACAATAAGCTGTGGCGGAGCCATGCCCATGAACTTGCTGGCTACGGCCTTCGCAGCAGTCTGCTTCGCATCCTTCTTACCAACCTCACCTTTTTTGCTGTGCAGGTAAGGAAGCATCGCCTTTGCGGCATCTTTTCGGGTGTCGATATCTTCAGCACGGTCATTCATAACCGACTTAAGGAACTCAAGCGGGTCATCATACTCACCCGCCGCGCGGACAATTTCCGGCACCGGATCGGGCTCTGAAAAAGGTGGCATGTTTACCGCTGGGGTATTAACTTTTTTTCCATGCGTAGGCACGTCGTCAACTTCGACTTTTTCTTTCTTTTTGCGGCTCATAAAAGCGATGACTTCCGGGTCTTTCGCTAGCTGCGAACCCTTGGAGCGTGCGGAGTTTGCGGAATACCCAGCCTTTATAGCCGCATCTTTTTTCGACATACCGGAAATCAGCGCCAGTGCGAATTTTCGCTTCTGGGCTGTTAACATGTTTACACCCTCCAAAAGGGGATATTTTCTGTGCGTGAGAGGGGGCGAGGTTTCGTAGAGAGTCGTCCTTGAAGCTTTGGACTCCCCCCACCCTAAGATGATAATTGATATCATTTACTTTGAAATGATTTCATATGAAACTATATTTCGATGCAATTGACAACCATTCTCAGTTGCCTTTCGCATCTGCATTGGTCTTCTTGCGGTGGCAACCATCAGCACCACAGCAAAGGATTTGACAGTTGCTGTCGGTGTCTTCACCACCCTGATGCAGAGCGACCTTATGATCGACCTCAAAGCCCTGAGGATATTCTGTCAGGCGTCCACACATCGCGCAGCATGGGTTGGCTGTCCATAGCCGCTTGCGTCTTGACTGCAACTTCCAACCAGTGATGCGAGCATCAGCGACAGTTGCCGTCCTGACGCGCTGTGTGCGGTCAACGGAGAGTCTGGGCTTAAGCGTTGCAAGTCGTGCCATGATGTTCCTTAGTATCCAGCCGCCAGGCTCTTCGGCGTTCTGTCCTCGGCTCATTGTCCGGGTGACGCTCAACAGCAGGCAGGTCTGCATGATCCACCAGCGAGTAACACGGATAGATAACCCGGCCACCATACGCATCACCTACCGCGTAGTCGGCTGGCTTTGCGCTGTGCCATCTGGTCAGCACATCATTGATACGATGCTGAGGTATGCTGTAACAGACGCCGTGAATCAGCCTGCTCATGGTGATGTAGTCAGCCTGGCGCTGGTCGCTGTCGATAAGCTTTGTTGCAACTTCAAGCTGATACTGTGGTGGCCTGCCGGTGCCTAAATAGAAAGACAGCAAATCATCAGGGAACCGGCCAAGCCAGACTGCTACCTTTTCGATGAAGCCATCAACCAGCAGCGCATCGTCTTCCAGTATCACCACGCGGCAATCCTGCTGGCTGGCCCACTCGATAGCGCGGCGGTGATTGGCATTGGCACCACCATCTTTATCATCAAGCAGGAAGTGCGCATTAAGCATCTGCTTGAGGTTCATCACTGCGTCCAATCGTGAGTGATGCGCCACAATGGCAAACTTTATTTGTGCTTCCACCAGGCAAACTCCTTACCAAGACCGTCAGACTTAAACACGGTATGGATACGCGGGCCTGTAACCAGACGGTCACGGTAACGATGAGCGACTATGCCGAAAGCGATCATGTCACCGACAGATGCCGCTGACTGCTCCTTACCCCAGAAACGCAACGATTCGATGTGGTAATACAGCCGGACAATGCCATGCGCTATTGCCATCACATCATCGCGGGTGCCACCCAGCAGGCCAGCATTTAACATCACATCGTTGCGATGCTCATCAATAAAGGCCTGACAGATAGCTTCGGGATGATTCTGCTTAGCCCAGGTGTCGGCGTAAGTCTTTGGTTCAGAGCCAACGTAAATCCTGCCCTCTTGCATTTCCTGCCACGGCTGCTGAAGCATTTCTACATCAGTGCCATCGGTACACCAGACAAAATGATATTCAGGGTGATCGCGTAAGTGCTGCCAGATATGCAGCCAGCGCCGGAAGTAAACATTCATCTTCACATCGGGCACACGAACTAACTCGGCATCAGCAGGAACGTTGTCCAGCTCATCAGCCAGGACGATGCGGCCACAACCACTGAGCGATGACGACCACTTAACCAGCAGGTCAGGTGAAGGTGTTATCTTTGTGCCGCGCTGTGGGTCAGGCTGGCTGGTCAGTAGCGTGGTGATAACCACATTGCGCTTGTCGCGGTACTCTGCATATCCGGTGTAGCCAGTGTTACGGCGCTCATTGTGAATCGTCACATTGCGCTTAACCTGTGCTTCACGGTCTGGCTTTGGTACAGAACGCTCAACGGCCTGATGCTCATCAAGCGAGTAAATAAGTTTTTCAGAACCTACAACGTCAGCGAACGCCCATGACGTGAGCCCGGCATTGTGAATGCGCAACGCCAAATCTGAATGCTCATACATGCCGCGCTGATAGATGGGGTCGAATCCACCTACCTTTTCAATCACGCTGCGATGGTAGTAAAGCATCACGCCGCGCTGGCCTGTGTAGGCAAAGTGTTTATCGTCGCGGTAAAGCACGGCTATGTCGTTTAGCTTTTGCCCCGTGGCGAAATCCTGAAACTGATAAGCAAGGTGCGGTTCGGGTGAATCAATGTAAGGCTGTTCCCATCCACCAGCTAAAGGCCATGCGTCATCATCCCAAAGGAAAAGATGTTCACAGCCTGCATCAATCAGCGTCTGTAAGCTGGCGTTCTTTGATGCCACGATGCCCTGTGACACGTCACGGCGAATCACCCTTACGCCAGAGGGGACAGTTACCGGAATATTTGACCCGTCATCAATCACAACCAGCAGCGCACCAGCAGGAAGGAACTTAAGCTGATGCTCAAGAGCACGGGATAAAACCTCATGGCGGTTGTGTGTGCTGATGGCTATACCGATATTTGATGCCCGTTCAGTCAGTGGCGCATAGGTAATACCATCAATCACGACTTCCATTCAGAGTTTCCTGCTGGTCAGATAGATATAACCCTCGGCAATGGTGATACCACCAGCCGATGATTCATTGTGTTTATGCTAAAAATTGAAGTTTGAGAATGCATTTTTCAGCACGAATTAAAAGCCCTAGTTCCATTTGGTCTTAGGGCTTTTTAAAAGATTCTTTCGGTTATTCGTTCAAGTAGTTATCATTGAAGTGTTTACGAGCTTCTTGTGCGGCATAGTCAGGATGCTGACCTCCGGATAACAATAGCAAGTCTTCTTTAATGACCGACCATATCCATATGCCAGAACCTGTCATCATTTCTTCAAGCATGTGAACCATTGCGATTAGATAAAGCCCATCACTACTTTGATAGATTTCATACTTGAATTGCTTACCATTTTTCGACTTGTACTTCAAAGTCTTTGAAAGGGTAGATGATTGAATATTTTGCATCTTGCCTCCTTTGTATGGAGACTATACAGTAACCTTAAGACAATTCTTAGTGAAGTTATTTTAACCATTAACAGAATATCGCAACCTTAATGACTGAAACGAAGAACGGAAAAGCGCGGTTAATTCTGCTATAAAAAGGAAATGATATGAGAAACATAAAAATTACGAACTTCAAACACCGCAATGGAAGAGCAACAATCATAAACAACACTGACGCTAATGTAGAAATCGACAATGTTGAGTCTGTCAACGTTGAGTATGGCTATCTTGATGGGATACCTTTAAAAGATTTAGATACCCTGCATCAGGCGACCAAAAGCCTTCCTGAAGAGGTTCACACCCTCAAACAAGAGTTAAGAGCGATTCCTTCCGACAGGTACCAAGCAAGGGAAGATACAATCTTAAATTCTAAGCTTTGTGCCTCATTATCTAATCTGGCTTCCATAGCAACTGTTTTTCAGTTCCTCAAAGAAATGTTTAAGCAATAGGTGTCTCAATGTCACTCAAGAACCTATGTTATAGGTTCTGTAATTTTCTAACCGCACTGCGGTCAATATTGCATTGTTCCACAATTCCATATAACTCAGCGTTGAGACTAACGCTATCACCGAACGTCATATCTTTTGACGGGGCTGGTACGTCAAGCTGATTGGTTAGTTCAGCCGGAAGGGTTATCTGTGGCTGTTTTATTTTCCTGTACTCCACCAGCGGCTTTTGCTGCACTCCGCAACCTGTCAACAGCATCAGCGGGAACAGGAGCAACAGCGCACTTATCCGCTGCAAGATATTGCTTGATTTCATTCTGTAGTTTCCGGTTCTGCTGGGCTGTTACGGCGCGTTGTTCGGTGACCTGTCCCATTACTTCATTCTGGTGCTTAACGGCTGTCACAAGCTCGTTAACGCTGGTAGCCAGGCCGTCATTTTTAGAACGCAGGTCGTTAATCTGCTCGTCTTTGCTGTTTGCCAGCTTTTCAAGACGCTGGTTGGTTGCCTCAAGTTGTGAGCTGCGGGCGTTCAGCATCCAGAGCGCCAGACAGATGAGGCCAATGACGATGAGAGGTGAAAAGGTTTTGACGAGGTTTAATGGGTTCATGAGATAAACACCTCTCGCTCTGCTGCACGGCGTTTAACAAGGCCTGCTAATTTCTTGCCGCCTGCGTTGACCCACTTACCAAACTCATCTGCGGCGCCAGCGAAGTCACCTGCGTTAAGCTTTTTAAGCAGCGTGGATTTAACGAAGTTGCCGGAACCCAGGTTGAACACAAATGATGCCAGCGCGTCGAACTGGTTTTGTGTCAGCTTCACCTTAACATTGGTGTTAATGGTCAGCTCTGCCACCAGCAAATCTTCACGAAGAAATTTGTCAGCCTGTTCGCCGGTAATCACATCACCCATTTTTACATTGTGGGTATGCCCATAGCCGATAGTGGGAATGCCCACGCTGTCGCGATACGTCTCAAGCTTCAGGCCTTCGAAACGCTTAATCAGGTCCATGCCTTTATTGCTGGTTTGCATCAGTATCCCCTGTTTTTCTGGCTATCCACCCGCGCAACTTGTCGCTGATGTAGTCATTACCCACATACCCGATATAAACCGCAAATACCTGTGCGGCGGCGTCAGGGATGTTCCAGTTAAATAAAGCGCCCATTACCTGAAGTGTCGGGCCAGCGAAGAACGCCAGCGCACTACAGGAAACAGCGTCGAGAACCCGCTTACTCCACGGGCTTTTTGCATAGGCACTGCGTAATAGTGAAAACATGCCTGCTACCCCGGCATATCCCCATTCGGTCTTGTGGCTGTACAGCCAGAGTAAAACTGTGGCCCAGAAGCCAGGGTCTTGTGAGGACATACGTTATTCCCGCCACCGAAATGATGGCGGCTTGCTGTTGAGAAAAAGATTGCGCATCGCCACGGCGTCAAAGGGTAAGTGGTTGCTGATTGGCGAGCGCAAAAACGAAAAAAGGCCGCACGATGGCGACCTATTTAAATAAAATCCCTGACGCATTCCGCGATAGTTTCCTTGCCCGTCGGCAACAGGGGTAATCCAGATAGAACTCTTTTTGCTTAGACTACTTTTGGTTTAGCTCTTTCGATATACGTTCTTTTTGCTGAACGATAAATTTATACCGGCACTCCTGCTCATGCTTGATCACATCAATCATCGACAGAGGAAGCTGAATCAGCGTTTCTACAGGAATTTTACCTTCTTTATTCCACTGTTTTATGTCTTCCATTGTATAGCTTGGACAGCCATTAAATGTTTGAGCGTTAGCCGTGGGTGCTGAAGCAAACATTGTTAAAACCGCAAAGGCCGCAAAGCTAAAAATTTTTGAGGTTTCCATTAAGTTTCCTTTCATTGAAGAGTGATAAGGATACCAAATTTCACCATCTCAATGCATAAGAGCCATTCTATTTGCTCACAATATGAAAGGCGCTACAGGTTTGCAGTCCTGGACAGAGCGGATAAACCGTCTGCGCTCAGTGCCTTTGGTATTGTGTGGAAATGAAAAAACCCCGCCAGTTGGCGAGGTTTCTAATTTAAGAAGCTATGCGTTGTTACCACTCTTAACAGATTACATAGAGAAATTCGTAACGAAAAGCAGATTAAGCGGTTTTTTGAAAAATATTTTTCTGAGTCGCTTCATCCATCTCAAGCCGGGCATCTGTCATCAGTATGCAGGCATCAATAAACGTCTCAGCGATCATCAGCTTTTGGCGCACTTTACCCTCTGAGCATTTAAGCCAGCGGGCAATTGTTGATTTGGAAACGTCATAACGGTAGTGCGCCATAATTAAATCCAGCTCATCCAGGCGACCAACCTTTTTGAGCATTCCCACAGCGGTATCAATAATCATGCCGTCATTGTCACAGCAAGAAGGACGGCTACTGGTGCTCTTTGGCAGCAGTGTAATAAACATGGGGCTTGTTGGATTCCAGCCCACCTGAGTACCCTCACATGCAGCCCAGCCACCCCAACGCTCTAATACCAGTTGAATGTCACGCATATTAAATCCCCTCCACACACTTTATTTTTTATCTGTCCCAATGACGCCAACTGCAATAGCGTGATCAAGAAACCGGAATAACAGTTCAATCTGACTGCCGTAATTCGACTCAAAAAGTTTTGGGTCGCGGTGTAACTCGTCGTGATGCGCCCTGCAAAGCGGTATCACGAATAAATCATGTGCCTTTGTTCCCATACCTCCCTGACCGTGTCCGATGATGTGATGCGGATCATCTGCCTGATTAGCGCAGCATGCGCATTTCTGCGCCTTAACCCACTGTGTGTATTTCTGGCTCTCCCAGCGCTTACGCTTAGGCCGTCTCATGAATGACTCAGGCGATTCAGGGTCAGCGACGAGAGTGATTATCTTTTTGACTTGCTCAGCCGCCTGCTGAATGACCTGCTTAGGCTGTCGTTCCGGCGCGATGTGCGATTCCTTTAACTCACCAGAGATAATCTCTACTGGCATACGAAGAACCCGCCGTGCGGGTGTTTCTGGTACCAGATCGATAAGGTCATTCAGTGAGGCCCACCAGCAAAGCTCTGGCAGGGTAAGCTGATGCTCGCCATGCAAACCAAGCTGACTGCAAACCATCCTGATTATCCACAGCGCTGAGTTTCCCTTGGCTATGTTGTCCAACTTGCCGGGTGTGCCATGCTCCCTGAACTGATTATCGTGGCTGTAGCACAATGACACCAGGCCGGATTCAGTTTCGTGAAGTGTGAATTCATGGTGATGCCATGTTGCATCGTCATGCCACTGGCAGCAGCCAAAGCTACGCACGAACCCAGCCAGGCCATTAGGCCCACCAGCGGCAGCAATAACGCGATCATGACTGAAGAACGGGGTAAGGGATGGCTCGTCGAGTAGCGGCTGTGTGCCGTCATTGATCCTGCCTGATGGAAGGTCAGCCATATCCGGTGTAGGCGTGCTAACCAGAACGCGTCCACGAAACATCCCCATCAGGTCTGAGCCAGGCTTGAGCAGCACTATCCCTGTGCGCGGAGCAACCTCAGGCGTTAGCAGTGCTCTCACTCATCACCCCTTTCCGCTTTGTGAACCGTCCACAGCCCGCCAATCCACTGAACGCCCTTGGCAGTAAAGCGTGACTGACTGAACGCATAATTTGAATCGGTAGTGGTGCCGGTTCTGACTTCAAACCGACCGGCTTCGATGTGCTGGCTATAGGGAGTCATGACACCATTGAGTCGGTACATGATCCGGCTATCAAGCAGGAACAGGCGAAGCTCTGGCTCTTTGGCTTCAAGGAGTTTTGCCACCTGGCGGAATGTCATTGAGCCAGTAGCCGTGACATAACGATCCACGAAAGCGACCTTTGGAGCAGCTTCAGTAAGCTGTAGTTGCAGGCGTTCCTTCTCCTCTTCCATTTCGGCGGCAAGGCGGAGTGCCTCAGCAAAAGTCTGGGGGATTTTAGCTGGCTGGCTTTCCTCTAACTCGTGCAGCCGCTTGATCACTTTCATGCGAAGGATGGCACTGTAACCGGTGATGAGGCATTCGGTATGCTCTCGGTCAAGACGGAATTCAGGGTATTGCTGGCCGTTCTGGGGGTGTATCCAGAAATGGAGATACCCTTCAGGGTTGATATTTAGCTCTGTGAACATTGAGTTTATGTCACGCATGACATGTGCGTGCTGCTTTCCGGTAAGGTCAGCAATTTCACGGCTGGTCATGACTGGGGACTGAATGGCACTGACTACAGGCGCATTAGCGCCCGCTGATTGATTTAGCATCGTATCTCTCCACACACTGTTTTTGAACGGTCCCGCCCCATCACCTGCAAGTGAACGGGACCAACCTTTACCAGAGGCATCTGCAACATATCCCCGGTATTTGCACTATAACCGCTATTTAAATTCATTTCTCCCAAAGTTGAACGGGCTGATAGTCACCTCTGCTTTTCCCTGTTTAACCTGCTCTCCCCACTCTACGGTGAATCTCTTAATCTGCCTGTCATCCACCCATACGCCAGCATGCGTAAGGCTGTCGAACAGCGCTTTCTGATAGTTATCAAGGTCGCGATTGCGCTTGTCTGGCGGGTACAGCAACACGGTTACTTCAACGTTCACTGTAATGGGCTGAGGGCGGCGCTTGAGTTGCGTAAGGATGGCTGCGATTGCGTTGGAACGAAAAGAGCGCCCGGAGGCGCTAATTTTCATGCCCGTATTCGTAGCCCGCCAGTAACCGTTGACGCTTGGTGGAAATGGCAGGGTTAATTTCATTGATTTTCCTCTAATAAATTACCATACCACCAGCCATCGGCTTCAAGAGTCATCGCGATCTGACGCTTGTTTTGGTTTGCGGAAATTACTTTCCTGCCAAAACTTTTACCCATTCCAAATTGACCGCCACCACCTCCACTCATTTTTGCCGCCATGTCTGATTCACTACCGCATTTCAGCCTAACCCTTTGCGACTGCTCACATAATTCGACCTGAATGTAACGGTGATTGAGCCTGATGACTGAGGAGACATAGCAAGTGGTCGAGCCAGACTGACCAAACTTGACGGTGAGCGTTGGCTCCCTGTGCCAGCGCCCACGCTTGAGTGTTACCTGTGATTTAAAAGCCATTACGCTACCCTCCCCGCTATCAGTTGCACGCTGCTGTCACACTGGTTACCCCAGCAATCCCATCCCTCAGCGGCGGTACGCGCGAATAATTCAATGCGTGACACGTCACCGTAAAGTTGCTCAAGGCGGTTCCTGACCTCCCACGGCTTAGCGCTGTGCTCACCGAGGCATGAATACACAACCTGCTTGACTGATGCGCTGGCACGTTCAAGCCCTGCTCCGCGAGTGGCAATCAGCACGTCTTCGGTGTTACTGCGGGTATGATTGCCGCCGTTCATGCGCGTCTCAGTGTTGAGCATGTCCAACAAATCACTAAAGTCATGGATGGACTGATCCACCAGCGCCCGATTAAAACGTTGTTCGGCGAGTTGATTTAGCTTCACCCAGGTAAAGCCCTTCATCGTCCGAACGCGGAAGCCCCACGCCTCTGCGAGCTCTCTGGCCTCCTGGTTATGCGTGCCGGTGTACCACATAGCCAGTACCGAGTTTTCTTCCGAAAGCGCCCACACGGGCAGGCGCTTAAGATCGGTAATTGACATGGTGCTGTAGTGATTCTTTGCTGCACCGTTGCTGATTTTGTTGCCGTATTCCCACGGCGGATCGGCGTAAATGAGTTGGTAGGGCATTATTCGACCTCCCGGATATGCTCACGCGCTTCGCCGTCTTTTGGCTCAGGCCACTTGCGGGCTTTGTTGACGCTCAACTTAATCTCCATTGCAGCGTTAAGCTCTTCATCGGTGATACCAGCACGGCGCTGTGCGTCCCAAAGTAAAAACTGGAGGTCTGCCCACTCTGACAGATCATCAACAGCCTCAGCGGCTTCCAGCGCTTCTTTGGACAGGTGCTTCAAAGGTCCAACGGGACCAACAGCCCCGAAAGTCTCTTCTGACCAGGCGGCATGTTCTTTGCGCAGTTTTTCACGCAATTGTGCCGGGTTAGCTATGGCCGCTGAGCGGGTCAGTTTCTTTTTGCCGCAGGCTTTGGCCTTCTCCAGTTGGGTTTTCGCTACTGTTCCGGCCTTGACGCCATGCTCACGGACCATCGCAACTGCTGTCGTCGCACCAACTTCACCGTTTTTAACCATGCCGATCAGCTCATCACCCGCGGTTAACAGGGTAAGATGGTGATCAACGTCAGCCACTGACCGCTTAACTTTTTTCGCGATTTCAGCAGGCTCCCACCCCTGATTGCGCAGGCGCTGATATGCTGCAGCACGTTCCAACGGCTCAAGCGCACGACCCTGACTGCTTGTTACCATGAAGGCGATGCGGTCAGCTTCACTGCCTACGAAGTCTTTGCACTCAAGGCGCAGCTCGTGACCAGCTTCCTGAGCCAGCTTCGCGCCGAAGTAACGGTGATGCCCGTCGATAACCTTGATGCCATGCTCAGTAACCTGAACGGCAAGCGGCGGGACATGCTCACCAGCGATAAACGCATCACGGAATTCTTCAACGTGGGTCTGGTCAATCTCGCGGACGTTGTAACCAGGCTCGACGTAAAGCTCATCCACGCTCAGCAAGTAGGTTTTGCGGGTAGTGATGTTGGTGCCTTTTTCGTCTTTGCCTTTATAAACCTGAGATAAGTTAGTCATACTGTGTGTAACTCCATAACCAGAGAGATAATCAGTAACAGGATGATCACCAGCACTTCCGGCAATGACCTGTAGAAATATTCGTGTTCTTCAAAGTGGCGCTTAAGGGCTGGTTTCATCGGTAAACCTCCCACTGCCAGTAATCGCTGACTTTCCCACTGTTGATGCCGCTATAGCTGCTGCAGCGTATAGCACCTCTGGCAGCGCACTTATCGCTCCTGACTTTTGCAACCTGCCGGTTGTGTTCGAAGGTGGCTGTCATCATGGCGTTCAACCAGTTATGGCTGGCGCGAAGCCACAGGCCCTTGCTCTCAAGCTCAGTCGCTGTCTTAACGGCTTTGAGATAGCCACCGTTCTCTTCAGGCCGGGGCGCGGTGTTTACCGTAAACAGCCACTTCTGATTGCGAATCAGGATGAGCTGCTCGCACATCTGAAAAACCGCATCGCGGGCTGTTGCGTACTTAATGCCTGTCTTTTCGCTGATGCGCTTCATGCTCATACCACCGTGAGTGCGGAGGCATTCAAGAATAATTTCGGCGTTGTCCATGAATCCCCCTTAAGCGCCACGAAAGCCATCAGGGATGGCATAATCGGTTGAAGGAATAACGGTTATGTCACGCTGAGCACCAGTTTTAGGTAGATCGTTTGCTCGCTCTTCCTTGACAGCCAGATAGCAACGTTCGGTAATCAGATAATCGAAGTTCTTTTTTCGCCAAGTGCGACCTGATGCATTATCTGGACGGTTCTCACACATCCACCGACAGTTTTTGGCGATGTAACGCAGATAGGCCATCCAGCGCTCTTGAGTGAAATCGAACTTACGCCAGAAAGTGCGTAGCTTGTCTTTACGCCCAGAGGTTAGATCGAGAACCTTTGGCATCTCAGGTAGGATTTCGTGGTAAGCATCTACAGTAGACTGATAATCAATTCTTGATTGCTGCGTGTCTGCTGGCGAAGCCAGTTGACCATCAGTAATAGTCTGTAAGTTACACTCTGTATTACAGTCTGTATAAAGATAGGATTCCGTACTTTCGCGGTTTCCAAGATTACGCGAAGTAGCGGTTTCCATTCCGCGATGTCGCGGTTTCGATTCCGTACTTTCACGTTTCCGATTCCGCACTTTCGCGGTTTCAGAAATTTCAGGAAAAACAGCCTTTATCAGCTCTTCACCATCAATTCGGTAATGCTTGATAGGCGTGCCATTTACTTTGCGTGAGCAAGTCTCAAATACATTAGGCAAGTATTTAGATATGATTTTTTTAACAAGCCTCTCAGTCTGATCCTCACTAAGCTCACCAGCCTCTCTGCCAAGCTCCTCATGGCTTTTGTAAAACCATCCATCTTCATCACCATGTTTTGACCAAAAGACCAAGTTGCTAAGAACAGCAGAAAGCGCGTGAGCTTGCTGATCGCCACTGAAAAACTTGAGATAAGGTCGAGGCAGAACAATTACGTTTTTTTGTCCTGACATAGCTTGCACAATGTCGAATGTTTTGCTCATAAAACAACCTTTTTAAACTTATTCGTCCAGTCACGGCGCGGACAAAAACAAACTGATTCGTAATCAGGGCGATAAAACAAAACCCACTGCTTGACTATCTCAACGCCGACTGTGGTTACTACGAGGCCGTGATTGTCTTTGTACAGATGCCCAACCCATGGCTTGATTACTTCTCCGGGCTGCTCTTCGGGTACTTTTACGTGACATGTCACAATAATTTCTCCTGAACGCTTTTTGCTTTACGGGCAGGCTTAGGCTTACGCTCGTTTTTAGGCGTCTGATAACGCGCTTCAAGTCTCGCGTAATACAGACAGTCATCGAACATCGCGCCTTTTCGGGATGCCTGTGAGCACTTACGGTAATGCTGAACACCTTTATCAGCCCCGCGCAGCGCAACATCCTCGGGATAACCTTCGGCCATAAGTTGGGATTTGATGTTTTTGTGAATGAATTCTGTAGGGTGCATGCTCATACCCCCCCCACAGGATTAGGACGACGATAAAACTCTGCCCAGGCTGATTCGACTACCAAACGCGGCACGCACTGGTAGTTGTGGGCCTTATCCGATGAGGATATGATTTGCTCATAGACAGGAACGCCAGCCAGATAACGGCAGCGGAATTGCCCTGACAGCGGTTTCTGATTTACAATGCTCATGCGATGAGTCTCCACACACGTTGATTTACTCGCACCGAACGCCCTAGGCTGCAACCCGGGGCGTTCACCTTTTCTGGCCCCTGATAAATCTGAAATCACTTCAAATGTCCTGCGCTTCGAACTGCATTCCGGCAACATCAGCTTTCCTCCCGCTTGATACGAACATGTCCACGGCGTGATCTGCGGTGCCTGCGCTAAAGAGCGCAATGAGGCCAAAAAATCCGTGAACCTGATGATTGAGTTTTTTGCGGAATAACGCTGACAGCGTTTTGCGCTCGTGATGGTCGATGACGCCATCTGCCATAGCTTCAAGCTGGGCAGTTGCCAGTTCACCTTCAGCGGCTTTGGCCTTCATCTGCGTATCGAACAAATCAACCTTGTCCATTTCGCCAGCGGCCTTAATGTCCACCAGCAGCATTCCATGACGAACGGCCATGAACTCCGCTACGCAATGGGTACCAGTCAGTACTTCCATTTTCATCAGCTCATCCAGGGTGAAAAAGCGACTGCCGCACTTCTTGTAGAGATGGTTGTGGAACTGATCGATACTCATGCCTAAATCAGCAGCCATGCCTAAGCGACCGTGCTTATGTGCCTTACACATCTGGCGTACTGCTTGGTTAATCGTGTCTACCATTTTGCTTTTCCTTGGGTAGTTATCTTTAAGCTGTTGCGGGATTAGAATCAGTCTCTGGATAAATATCTGGCCTTAATTCAGCGCGGGTAACTTCGCCCTGAGTTTCGGTTTCCAGCTTCTGCGCCAGGACAAATCCAGCTTTTTTATGACCAGTAAATACAAGTCTTAAGTAGCCGGGGCTATAACCTACTTTGCTGGCTAAATCGGACCGTTCTTCTCTTGAAAGTGAGTTCCAGTACTGTTTCATATGTACCTCCTGAGTACATAATACATGAAATAAATGAACCTACAAGGTACTTGTACCACTTTGGTACATGTCATCTAATGAGTACATGAAAACTATCAGTGAAATACGGCGCGAAAACGCCAGGAAACTGCGGGATGGAGTGGGTGGAAACTCATACTTCGCCAACTTAATTGATAGGGAGCCAACTCAAACGAGTCGCTTTCTAGGGGAGAACGCAACTAAAAATATTGGTGACGACATGGCTCGTCACATTGAAAAATGTTTTGACCTCCCACAAGGATGGCTAGACCAAAAGCATCAAACAACCAATGTTGCACCTAACAAAAATGTTATGGATACTGAACTAAAGATTCAGATGGTCCCAGTTATCTCATGGGTGCAAGCCGGAGCATGGACAGAGATCGGCTATTCAGAGGTTGATATGAGTGTTGCAGAAACTTACCCTTGCCCAGTACCTTGCGGGCCCATGACTTATATTTTAAGGGTTTTGGGTGACTCCATGAGTGATGAATACAAGCAGGGTGATATGATTTTCGTTGATCCAGAAGTGGTTCCTGTTCACGGTGATGATGTAATCGCTCTTATGCTTGAAACTGGAGAGACGACATTCAAGCGCCTTATTGAAGATGGCACAAGCAAATACCTCAAAGCCTTGAATCGCGACTGGCCTGAGCCATATGTGAAGATTGACGGAAATTGCTCGCTTATAGGAACTGTAATTTTTTCTGGTAAGCCAAGGCGTTACAATCGCTAATTAGATTCTAAATAAATTAACCTGCATCCGCGGGTTTTTTTATACTTGACAATGTACCCTAAAGGTACATAATAACTCTCAAGAGCTGCAAGTGAGGTACATCGACTGCAAGTCGTCAGAGTTAGGAAAGAGAGCGTGTAGTACTTGGCGGTTACTCCGGGGCTTTCATCCCATAAGGAGAGCGAAGGTAATATTCACCCGGTTTAACCGCCCCTTTTTGCACAACGATGAGAGCATTTGGCGGGCGCATAAGGCCGCGCCACAGAGGCGCTGAGTGTTCTCTTCGTTGTGATGAATCTGGATATTTAACCAGCCTCCACATCAGCCCGCCAAAGGCTCAAAACTTCTGGCAGACGTTCAACTGTGAAAACGGTGAGATGCCAGCACTCTCGACGGCAGTGACGGTGGGAAGTAGACCACAGACGGCAGGGAAAGTACCGCAAGCCCAGACGATATCTGAGTGGCTTAAAAACAGATGGGAGCCGGTGGAAGCCCGGCACTAATTCGACTTAGCTGCCCGGCTGGCAATCCTACTGCCGTTAACACAGCTTTCCATGCATGAGAGGCTAACTGCATGGCGCGGATTCGACGCGTAGTACAGGTGTAACCCGCAACACGAAGTTCGAGTGACGTCCGTCTGGTAAGTGGCTAAGGCCTGCAACTGGATGAAACGCCAAGGGTGACAGCCGGAGAGACGGCACACAACGGAAAGAGCGTGGGCGTGAAAAACTGAATTCTCCGACTGCCGAAGTAACCAATCCCGATGGTGGCAGGCAAAGTATGGTGGAGGCGGACCGCTCTTTTTCCGTTGTGACATGTAACAACAACCTTCAAGTGTGGAGGCGCGGCTCTGGGTTGTTGCAGTAACCCAGCAGCCAATTAACTAAATCCCAAAAGTTTTATTGCCATCTGCGGCAAGGGATTAGTGCAACCAAAAATCGTGTGTGGAGACGTAAATGAGTTATTTCAAATACCAAACCCCAGAGGCCTTAGCCGCATGGGATAAGTTGCAAGCCGACCAGAAGCAGATGCGTGCTGAAGGCGCTAAATTTTCATCTCTGTTCGGTGGCCGTCCTGTTTACAGCAATGATATCAGCCGTTCTCGCTTTCATGGCGTTAAGTTTGACGACGCGTTTTATGTAGCAAAAGAGCTATGGACCAAGCCAACCAGCTCGACAGGGTTTGCAAGCTGGCCTAAAGCGCGTGCTCCGAAAGGATTGAGCGAAGAGTACAAAGCGCTGACCGAAATCTGGAAAGCAAATCACCCTTCGGCATCTGTTGATAACGACGAATTTTACAAAGCTGTAGGTTTCGATTGGGGAATGCTTCTTATTTGTGGCTTCACCTATTTTTCCTTCGATGGCGCTGTTTATGTTTCTACCAAAGCCAAGCCCCAAGATGGTTATGGCGCTGTAGAAATTGTTGGTAGTGAGTTTGATAAAGCTAAAGCGGGGTATCTCGATGCACAAGCCTGACGACCCTATCACCGTTGGCCGTATCACCCTGCCCTATAGCCATCTGCTCAATGGCTGGCTGATGCCTGACGGTACCGTTATCAAAAATCCTATCAGGGCGCAGAACGAAGCTGAGCGCCTTAACAGCAACATCGTTTTTCACTGAGGGCCACCAGCATGTTATCGAATAAATCAAACAAAGAGCTTGTTGAAGCCGGTCATCAGTTCGCTAAAGCGCTTGATGCTGATATGCCACTTACTGAAATCGCAAAGCTTGTCTCTGCTCTGGCGACCCGCCTTGATTGCGCGATCGTCCGTGGTGATGAGTTGCAGCAGAAGCTGGATGATCTGGCAGCTGAGGCTGGTTATCTGCGTAATGCAATTAAGCAGCACAGCGAATCAACTCATTTTTGCGAAGTCTGTGGCAAAGATGACCCATGCAAAAACGACGATGTTTGCTGGACGCTCAACCATGAGTTACCAGCCACCGACACTTACCTGAACTCGGTGCGGGCGGAAGGTGTAGATATGTTTTCTGCTCATCAACGAGCAATGATCGGCAAGCCGCATAAAAATGATGCAACTACCTCTTACGCCTCGCGTTGTGCCACAGAGTTCGCCGAGCAACTCCGCTCCGGCAACCATGACACTGCGGATAAGGCTGAAGGTATTAAACCTGATTCGCTAACAGCATTGCCTGTAGAGCGCGATCAATACGGCTATTGGTCACACCCTGACTATCTGGCCTTCTGTGATGGCCGTGAATATATCCCGACTGAAGAATTCAATCAGTGGATGAAAGCGAAAGGCCTTGAGTGGAAGGTTGATTATCGCGACGAGGAAGAAACTGATTATGACGCTGATGGTTATGACCTCTCCACATGGAATCCTGAAGCCCCTGCGGGTGATGGCTGGTTTGTAGGCTCTATCCATGACACTGATGATGGTGCGGTCTGCATCTGGCTTCGTGCTAAGGCGGGTGTTTGATGGAACAGCCTATTCTGGACATGTGCTGCGGCTCGAAAATGTTCTGGCTCGACAAGAACGACAGCCGCGCGGTTTTCGCTGACATCCGCAAGGAATCTCATGTGCTTTGTGATAACCGGGCCTTGCATATTAACCCGGACATCATCGCAGATTTTCGCTCTTTGCCTTTCCCTGATAACAGCTTTGCGCAGGTAGTGTTTGACCCGCCTCACCTTGACCGCGCTGGTGAAAACGGCTGGATGCGTAAGAAGTATGGCGCACTTGATAAACAGACATGGCGCGAAGACATTCGTGCCGGGTTCAGTGAAGCGTTTAGGGTATTGCGGCCACACGGCACGCTGATATTCAAATGGAACGAAACGCAGATACCAGTCAGCCAGGTGATAGTGCTAACCGACCAGAAACCCACCATCTGGCAGCGCACAGGTAAGGGTGATAAGACCCACTGGATTTTGTTTCTGAAGGCTTCATCCGGCAACACAGCTCTGAAAGAAGCGATTGGCTTGCTTGTTTTGAAAGCTGAGGAAAAAAGACAGCGCGGGCTGATATCTGAGGCAAATGCAATTGGCTACACGATAGCCGTACTGAAAATGGAGGCCAACCATGACAACTAATTCCCCCAATCCAGTTGATGGTGATGTGCAGGCGCAACCGGTAGCCTGGGCGCACCGTCTGGTAAACAAACTAAACGGAACTATCCATCCGTGGGTATACGGTAGTAAAGAAAAAGAACCGAGCGAAGGCGATATTTTCCGTGTTGAGGTTATGCCGCTTTATGCTGCCCCGCCCGCTCAGGTTTTGCGCCCGGTGGAGTTGCCGAAAGAAACTGGAAAAATGGGCAACGATTTCTGGTTGGGCGAAATGAATATGAGGTCAGCTTTCATTAAAGCTATCCGAGAGGCTGGCTACGAGGTGAAATCATGATTAAGTTGCCAGAAAACAAAGAAACAAAGTTTGTTTATCACGGCGGAAACGGGGCGTTTGATTGCGGTTACGAATCTGGATGGAACGCCTGCATTGCCGAAGTCCAGCGCCTTAACGCCACCGCACAGCCTGTAAGCGATGACTTGTATCGAATCGCCAATCACATAGCTGGAGCTAAGAATTCATTGCCGCAGGAGTGGCAGGATTGGGCCGAAGAGATTGAGTCCGATTTGCGCAAGCTGGCAGCAGCGCTGGGAGGTCAGGATGAGTAGGCAAAGAACCACAGTCAAACATCTTATCGCTCAATTAAAGAAGATGCCGCAGGATGCGGTTATCGTTTGGCAAGACCACGACCAATACGAATATGAGTTTAATGCGCTCGTAAATTTCGTGACCGAAGGAAGCGATCGGCTTTGTGATGAAGTCGGAGCACCCCACGGTAAAGTCGTAGCGCTACAGGGGTGACTAATGCCTAAATCCCCCGCCGAACGCAAAGCAGAGCAGCGAGCCAGGCAGGCCGCTGCAGGTGTCAGAAAGCTGGAGATTGTTCTTGATGAGGAGGAACTGGCGATGCTGGAGCAGAATTGCTCAGCTCGCCGTCCAGGGCGTGAGCCCTACGAAATGGCAGAGTATATCGCTCTGCTTATTCGCCAGGACGATGCGCGGGTCCGTAGCCGGATCAAATCGATGAGTAAGCGCAAGTGCGGTAAGTGTGGTGATTGCCTGCCAGTGCAGGATTGCCCACTGAAAGAAGAGTCAGCCTGTTGGGTACGTTTGGGCTGGCATGAAACCAAATTAGCACTGTGATGTATTACGAATAATTTCCTGTTGCAGAGGAGTGAAGTGAAATGAAACTTAAACTGGAATATTTCAATCTTGTGACATCCGGAGGCGTGTAGTGGAGAAACTAACTGATACGCAGCGCCGTACACATGATTTTATCCGCTACTACATTCGTGAGAATGGCATGTCTCCTACCATTGCAGAGATCGCAAACGGTATGGGCTGGAAATCCTCAAACGCAGTGCATCAACATCTGACAGCACTTGAGAATAAAGGATACCTGAGCATTAAGCGCGGTTCGTGGCGCGGCATAAGGTTGCCGGCCGCAAACTATGAGCATGATAGCGTGGCCCTCGATACCGCCACTCGCATCATGGAAATTATGTGCACGGCGGCACTGAATAAAGACTACTGGCCCGACGTAAGGATCAAAGCGGCAATTCAGGTTGAAGTGATTCATGCATTGAAGAGCAGAGGTGATTCATGAACATTGAAATGATATCAGAAAAGAAGATCATGGAAACGCTGGGGATTTCTTCACGGCAGACAATGGCGAAATACATTAAGAAATACAATTTCCCTCAGCCTGTTACTGTTTATCCAAAGCAGTTTTTACAGGCAGAGGTTGAGAAGTGGATTCTCAATGGCGGAGTCAACCAGAAAGTTTCCTGACATGCTCAAATATTCTTGAGGCGTATAGTTCATACGCCGCCTTTTGTTCGGACAGCCAGTCATGCTTATTGTACACGGTAAGCACACCTCCAAGTTCATGCCCCAGCATTTTCTCAATGACGTGGGGCGCAACTCCCTCTTCAGATAATCTGGTAGCAAGGCTTCGCCTGAAATCGTGCGCTGTAAATTCACCGATATCTAATGTGCTCTGTAACCGCTTTATGTACCTGTTAGCTGCCGAGATTGAAAGATGTCGCCTTAAATTTGGCCCGGGGAAAAGAATCTCACCGTAGACTGTCGCGGCTTTCTTCAGGATCGACTCAGCTTCTGCAAAAATCGGGCGGCGAATTACATTTCCCATTTTACTGCGAGTTGAAGGCACGATCCAAAGACCTTCATTGAAGTCAAATTCACTCAGAAAGGACTCGCGAACTTCAGAATTTCTTGCGCCATAGAGCATGAGCAGTTGATGGGTTAATTTGTTGGCAGTTGATGCACGACTACGCTCTATTGCCAGCCAAATTTTTGCTAGCTGAGTATAAGTCAGTACGGTTTCCCCAATGTTCGCCTTGATTCCTACGTCTTTGGGGCTGATTTTCATTACTTCGCATTCAGAAAGATACTGTCTTCTGATACACCAACCCATCGCTGAACGTAATTGACTCAATAGTTGCCTGGCTCTCACCTGATTGATTTTTTCTTGCTCAGCAAATAACTCGACCCAGGCTTTAACAGGTACATTCTCCGCTGGAATTCCCGGAAAAGCACCAGACAGATTTTTTATAACAGTGCTTTGATAAAGTTGTCGAGTCTTGAGCCGGAGCGTAGGCGTTACATAGTACTCCATCCAGTAGGCTAAGCACTCGCCAACTGTTGGGCTTGAAAGGGATTTGTTCCTGGAACTGATTAGTTTGGGATCAATACCTTTATCGATGCTAAGTTTCATATCAGCAACAATGTTTCTCGCATCACGAAGCGTAAAGGCGGGATATTTGCCAATTCCCAACCTGTGCTGCTTTCCGTCCCAGCGATAGCGAAACTGGAAGTTGATTACACCACGGGGAGTGATGCGTATACTTAATCCATCGGTATCTGTTAACTCAGTCGGGCCATTATAAGGTTTTCCATAAAGCGCCCTTAGCTTTGCATCACTCAATGCCATAATATTTTGTACTCATGCGATAACGTACTATGTACTCAACATGTACTTAATGTTGCATGGACGAGCTTAGACATCAATCTCTATCATTGTACAAAAACAGGTATTTTTGAGCAGAAAACCATGGAATAACCCACTATATCATGAGCTTAATTGAGAAATAACAAGCACTAGTGAGAGCTAATGAGCACAGCCATACAAACTACATTCCTT